TTACTTACCCTTTATTAATTTTGCAATATGAATTGTAAGATATAAAATTTCATCATCATCCAGATAATAATAATATTTGTCTTCTATAAACTGCTTTATCTTCAAGCTACATAAATATTGTTCCACGTATTTTTCCTTCAAAAGCTCTAGTATATTATTATTAAGATTATCTTTATTATTAAGTTTTTTTGAAAAAACTCGATGTCCAAAAAATTTCAAATGAGTGACAAATCGATAATAATCAAGTGATTCGGTATCAAAATCATATTTGAAATAATACTTTACAATATTCACTATATTTTGAATAAATCCAGTTATTTCATATATATCTTGAATATCATTGCTAATTTCAGCACTGACAATATGTAATGCAATAAACCCTGCCTCGTCTTCCTCCATCTTTAAATTATAATTTTTTTCAATTAGGGTAATCCCGTATAAGCCAATCTCATATTCATTTTTATAGAAATGTTTAATTTCCCATAATAGTTTATTATTTATTATAATTCCTTCTTTATAACGTTCAATACTAGTATTAATATGATCCAACAAAGAGATGTACAAAGAATCATCTAACTTAGTAGATAATTTTTGTTTAGCATGTTCAACAATTCCATCGCAAATTTCAATGTATTCTACAGGAATACTGCTTAATGCCTCAACCAAACGATTGGGATACTCTATTGAACTCAAAATAAACTTTTTAGTAATTTTCTTTGGATCAACAATATCACCATTTTTCCTACCATAGGCAATTCCTTTCCCCATAACAATTACTTCTTTCCCATTAACATCATTCGTTATCACAGCATTATTATTCAAAACTTTATTTATTAACACTAAAATACCCCCTTGAAAATAAATAAAACCTATTTGCAGATATAACAAAATATCTGTAAATAGGTTTTGTGTAGCAAGCTAAGTGCTATTACAATCCATCTCTTACATGTACATTTTATAACATTCTGTTGATGTTTGTCAACGCTTACAGAAATTATTTTATAATCATTTTTGTATAATAAATTCTAATCTATACTTATAAAATAAATAATCCACGACATTTGTCGTGGATTTTATGGTGGAGGCGAACCGTACACAATATCGCTCACAACAAATATATCAAGCCATAGGCATAATATTCATTAATATATAAAAAATGTGGCAAACAGTTATATTAAAAATTGCCACGTCTTTTATTTTTAATTTTCTAAATTATTTATAGCATATTGTGCTTCTTCTTCAGTAAATTTTTCTCCTGCATCTGACACCAATTGGTGATTTATAGAACTCTTAGACATATTCATTTCACTTTGATATATTTTAGCTTTTGCTAATGCATTCTTTTTCCAATCCGCTTTTACATTGTCTATAGCATATTGTGCCTCTTCTTCAGTAAATTTTTCCCCAGCATCTGATGTTAATTGATGATATAAGCCTTTTTTAGAAAAATTCATTGTATTAGCGTAATTATCCGCTTTTTTTAATGCATTCTTTTTCCAATCTGCTTTTACATTGTCTATAGCATATTGTGCAGCTTCTTCAGTAAATTTTTCCCCAGCATCTGATGTTAATTGGTGATACAAGGCTTTTTTAGAAAAATGCATTGTGTTAGCGTAACTATCTGCTTTTTTTAATGCTGCTTGATATTCCTTAGGTATATTCTCATCTGTAGTATCTTTCCCATTTTCTTGTTTAAGTCCATCTTTGTTTGCATTAGTAGTTGATGTGTTAGTAGTTTTTTGAGATTCATCTGTTATATTCTTATCTTTGTTTCCTCCTGATGCCAAAGCACCTATTATAACTACCAGAACAATTAATATAAACCACCATCTTTTAAAAATAGGCTTTTTATTTTTTGCTCCGCAACTTGGACATATCTTTGCATTTTTTGCTATTTCCTTGCCACATGTTTTACAGTTTATAATTTTCGCCATCATTATTCCCCCCTAAATATTTTTATATATTAATTGTATATAACATGGAGATTTTGTCAAACAAATTTAATATAGTTAAAAATAGTAATTTCTATATACATATTAGTGAACCAATCTCTTATACTCATTTTTAAGGTTTTCTTGAGAAAGTTGAGCATACCTTTGAGTAGTCTCTGGACTTGTATGACCTAATATTTTTTGTACCCCTTGAATTGTCATTCCTGAATTTAAAAGATAAGTTGCTTGAGTTCTTCTAAATTTATGACAATGTACACGCTCTGCTATACCTGTTCTTTTTTTAATCCTTAATAAAATAAGTTGCAATGCTCTAACCTTAATATGTTGATATGGAGCTTTATCTGAAATAAATAAATATCCATTTGATCTGTTTTGAATATAGGCTTGTATATGTAATTTTGCTTTAGTAGAAAAATAAACAATTCTTTCCTTGCTTCCTTTACCAGTAACAATTATACTTTGTTCTTGCCAATTAATGTCTTCTATTTTCACCTCGTCTATTTCTCCTATTCTGCAAGCTGTACTATCCAGCAACTCGAATAAACATTTTTCTTTTTCCGTTACACAAGCTTCTCTTAGTTTTTCTAAGTTATCTGCTTTATACCCTTGTAAAATTATTTTAGGCACTTTTGTTTGCTTTAATTGAAAGGCTGGATTTTTAAGAATATATTCTTCTGCCTGTAGCCATCCAAAGAAACCTTTAAGCATTGTTATATATCCATTTGTGGTACCAGCTGCTTTATCTTTACTATATGCAGCTAAAAACATTCTTAAATCCATAGTTCCTATAGTAGAGCATGGTTTATTAAAAAACATATCTAATTTTTCTAAAAACAATACATAATTATATAATGTCTTATTACTTAATCCTTCTAATTTTTTGCAAGCAATATATAGCTTTGCTTTTCCTTTTATATCACTTGTGGTTAATTCTGTACATTTACTTGTTATTTCATAATCATATAGTATTTCATCCAATTCCTTCTTCAATTCTAGCTGCTTTGATAGATTTATTTCTAACTCTGTGAAAAGCAATGTTATTCTCCCGAGAATTTTTATTGCTAACTCTTCATTTAACACTTAATCACTCCTTGTATTTAAGGAAGCAATAAGCTATACTAATACTTGCAGATATTGGTGGTAACTTTTGTTGCTGCCTTATTTTTTTATAAAAAAGTGTATAGTTAATAAAATACATGGATATAATACTATATGTAAGAAGGGATTATCCCCTTTTACATATAGTAAAACCAGGCATTTATATTATCTCGACAATAATAGATTTCCCTGGTTTTATTTTTTTATGCACTATTCCCCTTTTATTTCATAGAACCAACTTCCAAGAATTTTTTTAAGCTCATTACATTTATCTAATCTTAGATATTCTGTTTCTATCCAAATACCTTTTTCATTGCCTCTTACATAACATTTAATATCATTAAAATAACTCAATATATAATTAATATCTACTCCATCATATCCTGTATAAGCTACAGGCAAATAATTGGTTACGACATAATATTTTCTATTATTTTCACTACTAGAAACTTCCTTAGGTATATTAGAATCTATTGCGTTGCAAAACACATATGCTAATTGCTCCCATGAGTATTTATTATATATATCAATGTCTTCCTGAGAATCGCAAAAACAGATTTCTGAAATAATATTTGGTGCTAATATATGATTCATTTCAAAAAGCTTTTGAAATTTAACACCTCTATTATAAAAACCTAACTCAGTAAAATTATCTACAAGTCTTTGCGCTACTGGATATGCTTTACTAGATTCACTAGAAACTAATACTTCTGTCCCTTTTGCCTGACCATTAAAAGAATTCATATGCAGACTAGCAAAAAAGTCTACATTACTGTTATTAGCTTTATTTGCTCCCTCACTTAACTCTCCATCCTCTGTATTAGCATTTGAATTGCAATCTATAACAGTATGGCCGTACTTTTCAAATACCGACTTAACTACTGCATAATACTTTTTCATTTGCTCATGTTCATCAACAATTCCTATTGCTCCTGTACAATTTTCACTATGTCCTGCTCTTAGTCCAATTTTCATTAAAATCAATTCCCTTCTTCAATAAAATATAATAAGGTGTTCTTGGCGAACACCTTTAATTAATTACTTTCTGTTTTTGTTGTGCCTACTAAAGTTTGAACTTTATTTAATTGCTCTTTAAGAGATTTATTCTCTGATTGTAATAAGGTATTAGTATGTTGCAATTGCTTTATTGCATCTTCTTTAGTTAATATAGCTTGCTTTCCAACGTTAACTTGTCCTGCTATAGCTTGTCTTAAATCATTGAGATTTTCTTGAGATAGTCCTGGTATTCTTTTAAGTAATAATTTATCGAACTCATTTGATTTAGATCCTAAAACTTGATTTGCATTTTCTGTAATTCTATATTTTTCTTCTATAATACCCCATACTTCTTTTGCTGTTTTTAATTCTTCTTCATGTCCTGTTGCTTTGATTTTTTGCTCAATTTCTTCTTTCTTTTTGGCTAATACTTCTATTGTTGCACCTCCAACAGCTTTAATAAGTGCTACTAAAATTGCTACTACCGCAGTAGCCGCCACTGGTGCAACTTGACTAATCAATACTTCTTTCATTTTACATTTCTCCTTTTTCTATATTATCTAATCTGTGATGAGCTGATTTTGTTGATTCCTCAACCCTAGCAACTCTTTCATTTATTTGACTTAATTTTCCTTCTTGAGCTTCCATTTTAACTTGAATATTATTTACGCCCTGAGATATAAAATCAAGTTTGGCTGCCATTATGGCACCTTCTTTAGTTTCTGCTCGTATTGAGTTACCTTTATTTAATTGAAAAGTCGCATAGCTTATAGTAACTCCTAATAGCGTGCATATTAATGCAATGCTTATTGTCTCCATTATTAACCTTCTTTCTGTAAATTTAAGCAACAAAAAAGAACTCCTAAGAGCCCTTAATATTGCTTTATTTTTATTTAATTTTCTACGCCCCTTTTTCCTATGATGCAGAAACACTTGCAATTATTTGTGTTTTTTCTTCTCCTGTAATCCATTTTAAAGTAACTGCTTTTTCTAATCCTGTTTCTGTAACAGCTCCATCTTTATATAATCTTAACAAAGTATTGTACATAATTTACACCTCCAAAGTTGTTGCAACTAAAGCATCTACTGTTTGTTGCAATTCTGCTATCTTAATTTGTGTATCATCTAATTTAGTTAAATTTATGGTAACTGAATTATCTGTTAGTTTTTTGGTTATACTTGTACACTCTAAATTATTGTAAATTCCATAAACTTCACCAGTTGAATTTGCTACTTGTAATTTTGTCAAATTATCTTTTGTCATTAATGTTTCTAATTCTGTAATCGACTTATTTGTAAAGTTAATTATAAGTCCAACTTCTCCACTATTATAAATTGAGTTGAATTCTAAGCTTATATTATTATTTAAAATTATTTTATCCATTTATATCATCCTCCCTTATTTAAGTTTTATTATAGTGATAGTGCTAAGATGAACAGATTTGGTTGCTGATGAATTATTACTTGTCCATATGGATGTTGTTGTACCTGCTGTTGTAATATTATAAAGTTTTTGTATATCTAATTTACTATACAATGACGCAAAATCGATTGGTGTTGCAAGTATATGTCGTGTGCTACCATCTTCTCCAAAATTAAATGTTACTACATTTCCAGCTAACATGTTCCAAACCGACATTTTAGCCAATATTAGATAAATTCCTGTCTGTTTAAATGTTATGTTACCAGTACTATTTGAAATATCAACAAAGCTGTTTGTAGCTGAATCAAATTTTACTTGTACTGTTGTACCTGTTGCTACATCTATTGCTGTATTTTGAATAGACGTAGTTAAATAATTATAATTTTGCAAGGTACTTATTTCATCTTGCAAAACCTTTCCTTGAGTTGCATCTAATACAAAACCAGCTATAGTTGCAGTTAAGTTGTTTACTATAGATGACTTATCAATTTTTTTATTCGCCAAATCTGACAAGTGCGTATCTATTACATCTAAAGCGCTTTGTAATCCATCTACATTAGCTATAATGTGATTATGACTATCATCTGCTACAGTAGTTGTTATCGATATATTTCCTGATCCATCGAAGTTGGCTGAACCAGTAACATCTCCAGCTAATGCTATATTTCTCGGTGTCTGTAGCTTAGTTGCTGTTCCTGCATTTCCACTTACACTTGTTTTGTTCGCTATCGCTATAGTTACAAAAGCAGTATTAGCAATTTTGGTACTATTATCTCCTGGAGTTTGAGTTGGTGCTGTTGGTGCTCCTGTTAACCCTGGAGAATCTAGTGGAGCTTTAAGAGGTAATGCTGAGTTAATTTCTTTTAGCTTTGTATCTATAATATCAGCATTACCATTAAAATCATCTATATTTACAACATCGGTTCCTTCTGGCTTTTTCAATCCATAATTTGTTGTTGTTAACATTTAATCAACCCTTTCTATTCATAAACTTTTAACTCATCCCATGTCTTCAATTTTGCATTGTTACATGTTAATTTATTTTCTTTTAATACATTCCAAACAGTATAAGTGTATTTAATCGTGTATCCTAGATGTGCAGGTTTAATATTTTCCAGCATATCTTTAAATAACTGCATGTTTTTTGGTATCCCCTTAACTCCAACAAATTGAACTACAAAAGCATAGTTAGGATTATCTTGTATTATGTTTACTTCTCCCCCAGAAAAAGTTTCAGCTACATTTTTAATCATCTGTTTAGTTGTTGTGCCTTGCCCTCTTTTCTTAGCCTTAAGTACTTCTCGCCTTTGTTCATACCCTAATAATAAATTAGTTTCAATTCCATATTCCTTTTCCCAGTAGCTAAGACCCCATGTTGCAGTATCTATCCAAAGCTGATTCTTTATATCTCTAATTTTATAATTTAATCTTCCAAGCTCCAGCGAATTAGAATTTTCTAATTCCTTCATAACTTTAGATGTAATATAATAGTCGGGCATATATTTCATGAGATCAGGTGATATTAGTTTTATCTCATCTATGTTATCTTCTTCATTAATTCCATATTGGGTTGTACCATAATTCATGCTATACCCCCTTTAAATCATTCCATGTTAATGTTTTTTTTACATCTGAACTGATAGTAGTTGCTGTTGGAGCATTAGTTTCTTTAGTATTATTGTCTGAAAAAATTAGTGCCCATGCTTGTTGTTTGTTACCTATACTAGAACTTGATAATATTTCAAAAGCTAATCTACCATATTGACCAAAATCTCTATAAACATATAGTGTCCAAGTCATTCCGTTTATTACAATTATAAAATGATTAATATTAAAACCATATTTACTAAGCCATGTTAGTGCCCGGCAACTAATACTTGTGTTATCTGTTCTCATCTGTAATTCTAATATTCCTGCATAATAATTGCCATAAGTAGAACATACTGCAAACATAATATTAGTATTTCCGTAACCACTCATAGTTTGTGAAGCTACCTTATACCATCCATTAGATGAAGCTGCATCTGAACCGATAAATGCTATTTGTCTACTAGATGTTGTAATAGATGCATCCTCACTTCCATCAAAAATCACAGTGCCTGTAACATCCCCATTTAAATTTATCTTCCTTGTAGTAGCTAATTTTTCTGCCCTATCTACAACTCCATTATTATTAGTATCATAAATAGATTTAAGCATATCACCATAGCCTGCCTGTGATATCTCACTCTTAGTAGCAAATTTACTATCTGCCTCTGTTTCAGTATAGTATCTATCGTCATGAGTATGAGAGCTATTTGCTTTACCATTCAAAGCACTTTGAACCGCCGTTGAAATAGGTTTACTTAAATCACTAGTATTCTCTACATTTCCTAATCCAATATCAGCTGGGGTTGGTTTATTACTTTCATGATACACTTTGTTACCTTTATATCTTAAATAATCTGATTTTATAGTTAGTAATTCAGTTGTTGTACTTCCATTAACACTATCAAATTTGAAATACTCATTTCCGTTGTCACCTATTAAAAATTGCATATATGAATCAGAATCGCCATCACTCGTATTCTTAAATGAGATTCTTGCATAATCAGTATTTCTAGTCCATTCTAATTTAGAATCGTTTGGAAATTTAACATTTCCAGTAATATCCCCACCACTACTATTAAATTTATTGCTTACTGTATTCCATAAAGTTCTTTCATCACTTGTTATGTGCTTTACGGTATCACTAATATGAGAATATGCAGCGTTCCATTTATCAATTAATGCTTGAGTAATAGTATCAATTAAAGATTTATTACTATGATCATGCTCTTTACTATAAGCTTCATTCCAATTTGTTCTTTCAGTGCTTGTTATATGTTTTACAGCATCACTAATATGAGTGTATGCACTGTTCCAGTTGCTGATCAATGCAGATGTAATTCCATCTAATACACTCTTATTATTGTGTGTATGATTATTTGTATACGCAGTATTCCAGTTAGTCCTTTCAGTTGATGTTATATGCTTTACAACATCAGAAACATGAGTATAAGCAGCATTCCAATTATCAATTAATGTTTGATTAATTATATCCAAAATACTTCTGTTAGAGTGAGTATGCTTTTTACTATTCATATCATCATGATCTATCTTATCTTGCTTAGACATTTTTCCATCAACACTTGATGACGCTAAAGGAATTGAGTTAGCACTAATAGGAATCCATGAAGTACCACTATACCTATATGTTATATCTGTATCTTTAACATTTACTGTCCAACCATCTTGGGGATTTGGATAAGTTGTTGCTATATCAGCATAAGTTGCAACAGATTCTTTCCAATCCATATTACTAACAACCTGGCTTATTTTATTATCAACTTCATTTTTTGTATACTTGTCATTCCAAATTGGAGTATTTGCATTGATTGTGCTTGTTAAAGTATTCTCTGCTGACTTAGCACGAGTACTTTCTGAAGTAAGATTATTAATCAAAGTATTTTCTGCATTAGTAGCTCTGGTTACTTCTGCGCTTAGATTTTTAGTTAATACATCTTCTGCACCTTTTGCTCTATTAGTTTCTGCGATAAGATTATTATTCAAAGTGTTCTCTGCTGCTTTTGCTCTATTAACTTCATTTTCTAAATCAACATTTATAGCACTTTCAGAATTTTTTGCTCTATTAGATTCATTACTTAAGTTTTTATTTAAAGTATCTTCAGAACCTTTTGCCCTATTTATTTCTGTATTTAAATTATCAGTTAGAACTTTTTCAGCCCCAGTAGCTCTATAAATTTCACTATTAAGATTTTCCTGAGTTTCAACAACTGCATCTTGAAGATTATTAATATCTCCTGCTTCAACTTGATCTCCTGATGTTTCATAGCTTATATAAATCGGACTTACATTAGAATAAATTTTAATTATTGTTTTCCATGGAGCTAATGATGGAGTTGATGTAAAATATGCTTCAATCTTATTTCCTGTAAGTTTACTTCCTGTATAAACATTCAATGTCTTTAGATTTACATTATCATGTTGTAGCTCTGATTCATAAACGCCATTTAATACTTCAACAACTTCCTCAATTACATATATGTTATTTTCAAGTTTATTGAGTTTCTCATAGAATTTAGTTACATTCAACTCACATCACCCCCAAATTTACATTTCCCATTACTGCAATTTCTTCATCAGCTAAATTAATGTTTGATGTTGTACCATTAATTTTTAAATCAGAATAGTCCATGACTCCTTCAGTACTTAATAATATTTTTCCTATCTTTGCTATACTTATATATGAAGCATTAAATGAAATACTTTGCAAATGCTCTATTACCAATGTCTTAAAAGTTGTTTGTATTACTCCAAGATTAACTCCATTAGTTATGCTCACATTTGCAGTTATATTTATTGCCTTTTCAATCGCTGAAACAACCGTTACTGTTGCTCCAATTGGTGCTTGTCCTTCGCCCATTCCATCAACTGGATCGATATAATTTTTAACACTATCTACTAATGTTCTATCAGCTCCAGTCTTATTAGAATTTATAATAACAACTTTTACAGTTCCGTTCCCATTCCATAAAGGTAATACTCTTGCATCTCCAACACCTGTTACCTCTAATGCCCAATTTCTATAGTGATATTTATTCCCAGACGTTGCAGGAGTCCGGATTTTAGCATAATACCTTTTTCTTAACTCTTCATCAGTCTCCTCATTATATCCATTTGAAATAGCTTCTTTATTAATTACTTTTTGAAGTCCTGAAAGTGTCTTTGGAAAATATTTAATAGCCCCAACTGGTATATTACCGACCTCACCGTATTTCACACATTTTACCGAAACATCTATACTCCCACTTTCAGGTATAACCAATGTTTCTGTGAATTCAAAGTTAACATTATCACTAGCTACTAATTCACCTTTATTTATAGGAGCACCGACCACTCCAGTAATTGTAACTTTCCCAATAGATTGAGTTGTTAATTTACGCGTTAATCCAACATCTTTTACTACTTTATCAAGATCTTTTCCAGTAGCTGTTTCTGCAAATCTCTTATCTAATACGCCTTCAATTTCCGTATATGCGCCCTCAAGTTCAATTGCAACTGGCATCTCCGCATCATACATAAATTCACCCTCAGACTTATTGTACGAATCATTTATATTGGTTAATAGCCTAGCTTGTATAACATCTCTGCTATCGCTCATTTTCTATCTCACCACACTTTCTGTGCTTGTGCCATAAATACTAATAACATCAAAAGTGCAATTAAGTAACCTTTTATCCTTTTTAAACACAAAATTATTTACAGCTTTTATATCAGAATTTCTTAATAATGCTTCTGTAATTATAATTTGAATTTGCGCTTCCTTATAAGCTAAAGGATAATCGCTTGTTATTAAATCCAAAAGCGAATCAACACCATATTTTTCAGTATTGTTTGTATTATATATTTTGTATTTGTTTTTATCTGTTCTAATAGTTTTTTGAATCCATTGCTTTAAAGCCTCGTGCTTACTTATTGTTTCTACTCTTCCATCTTTAACATAAAAATCTCCTGTTTCAAAATTGAAACATGGAGATTTACCTTTACTACTTATTGAATTTGTATCATCTAATTTGTCTATTGTGTTAACTACTTCTTGATTCGGAAACAAAACTATATCACCTCTTTTACACTTTCTTTACTGCAACATAAGCATGACCATTTAAAATGGGAATACATAAAACACTATCCCCATTATTTAATTCTCTTGTTATAATAAAATTTTTAGATTCATTGCCTTCAATTTCTATAGTTCCAGTTATTTTTCTTAGATCCTCACATACATAGAGAGGAGTATGATCATCATTTTCTATAAATATAGCTGCTCCTCCAAATAAGGATACCTTCATAGGATTTAATGAAATTATTTTGCCTATTTTAGCTTCATCTGGATCTTTATTATCTCTTTCCCTAAAAAATTTCATAATTCCAACATCATATCTATCCATTTTTCACCTACCAAACAACTGTAATACTTGCCTTATGCAATCCATTTTGTAATTTATGATTTGCATTTTTTATTTTATAATAGCCATTCAATCTACTTCCTGCTTGCAAATAAATCATTCTATTAGGCTTTATTAAATCTCCATCTTTAAGTGCTATCATATCATTTAAAGTAGCTGAATATTCTATTTTATTGCTATTTGCTAAAGCATTATTAGCAATATTTTGAGCTTGTGCAATATTTTTATCGTCTACATTGAAATTATCACTTAAAACTCCATAGAATCCTTGTTGACTTGTATCTTCTGCTGTAGCTTCTACTTTTGCATTATCATCATTTCCGCTTGTTACAGTTATCCTATTTTTCATTTTCTCCATTGACATATCTATATCTATTTGCTTAGGCAAAATTATTTTAGGATTAATTTTCATTTCTGAAAGCTTTCTAATATATAAAATATTACCTTCTATTTCTTTAAAATATGTTGCTCCCTGGTCATTTTTAGCTTGTTCTAAAATGTCGTCTATTATTTTATCCATAGTAGTATTCGAATAAGTTTTGCTTATAGGAGTTGGCATGTCTACTATTATACAGATTAAATACGCTTCATTAGCTAAGGATCTTATAGCATCATCTGCCCTCATATTATAAAATTGTTTGACCGAGATTTTATTATTCTTAAGATAATAACTATAGTCCTGACATGTATAACTCCATATCCATCTTTTTTTAATTGGATGAAATGCAATTCCTCTAAAAATTTCTAAGGAGTCATTAAATAGCTGCACAACTGTTCCTGTAGGAATTTCTTTTATACTATCAAAAGTTAATTGACTCCCCAAGTTATCTGTATCTCCACCCCACGAAACAGTATTGCCATCATTAAAAATATCTTGATTATTAACAATAAGCTTATACACATTATCACCTAACTTTCAATTAAAGCTCCATCATCATCAAATGTATATTTAACTCCATCTATTGTCGCAGATCCACTAAAATACATTGCTCCATCAGAACCAAAATAATACCATTTATTTTTATATTGAATCCATTCATTTCTAGCCATAGCGCAACTATCTTTAAAATAATACCAATAAGCACCATCTTGAAGCCAACTATTTTGTTGTGCATAGCCATCTGTTCTAAAATTATACCATTCATTGTTTATAAGCTGCCAATTCCCCATATAATAACTTCCATTTGCATCATATACGTACCACCATCCAGTATTATCTTGTTGCCATCCTACTGTGCTAGTTTGCGTAATAATAGTATTATAATCTCGCCATTGCTTAAGATCTAAGCTATATTCATAATCGCCATTTTTCATTATTGAATGCTCAAATTTTTCAACGCTAAAAGAATCATTTACATAATATCCATCAGGAGTACTTATTACCACTCGAATAGGTTCAGCATTAGTTTTAGCATTTTCAATTAAATCGATTATTTCCTTTGCATTAACTTTACTTTTAGAGAAATAATACTTACTTGCATATCTTGGAAGCCAATCACTCCAGGAACTTTTAATTAATCCTTTTTTCTCAATAAAGTTATATGGTATATCCCAATAAGTTTCAAACTCCTCATTCTTGCTATCACTAGAAAAGGAAGGTAACTTAGGTGGAATCGTTGGAAATTGTAATACTTTTGTTCTATTATAATCACTAACATAAATATTATAATTACTCATTTATTACCTTCCTTTCTATGAATTAACCATTTGATAATAAAGTTTATTGTAAATATGCTGACCTAATATATCTGCATATTCCTCATTTCCTATTAAATTACCTTGAACAATTAATTGTACAATAAATGGTTGACTACTATTATTCAATATCTTATCTGTTTGACCTGCCGGAATAACTTTCGATCCACTTGGCAGTATTGCCATTTCTCCATTTCCAAACTCATTCATTCTAGTAGGGCCACCAGGCCAATAATGTGTTCCTGTTGCATTCATAGGCGTTCTTGTATACACTGGATCTCCGCTTCCATTTGTTACGGATGTAACTGTTTCTGTTGCTGTTACATTAACTTTAGAGCCATCTAATCCAAGAAACTTCTTAAGTTTTCCCCATGCATTTTCTGCCCATTCACAAATATCTTTAAAGTGTTTTACAACTTCATATATTGCAAATCCTAAACCAGCTATTGCAATGGTTACAACTCCAATTGGATTTGCATCCATTGCCACATTTAACAGCCATTGTGCTGCTTCCCAGGCACTTGTAGCATTTTGTATCCCCCAAATCATAAGTTCTATTGTTCCCCATGCACTAGTTGCAAATGTTGTAATTCCAATCCAAGTATTAACTCCAACGATAGCTAACTGCCATGCAGCGATTGCTCCAACTATACTATATACAACTGGTTCAATTGTTGGCCAATTGTCATTTACAAAATTAACTACTCCTGTAGCTCCATCAATTATTCCAGAAATAGCATCACTTACAGAATCCCAATTATCAGGTGTTATAGCTGAAAATGATGGTACAACACTATTATAAATGGTGCTTACCAAATTAGATGCAGAACCTATTAAATTACCAAGCGAAGGCACAATTTTGTCTATAATTGAACCTCCAACACTTAAAAAAGTATTAGTTACTCCACCTATATCTTCTTTTATTTCAGGAATATTACTTCTAAACCAATTTGCAAAATCATTTAAACGCGGTAGTACAGCATCCGAGATTGGAATTAATACGCTTGTTTGAATATTGCGTTTAATTCCCTCAAATGCACTACCTACATCGCTATATTTTATTTTGTTTATTTGTGCCAAAGCATCATATGTGTTGCTTATTTCTCCATCAACATTTCCTAAGCTTTCAATTACGTTTATACCTAAATCTTCAAATTGCGTTCCAAACAGTTCGACGCCTATTTGGCTTTGTTTTAAAGGGTCTTTCATATTTGATAAAGCTGCAATAACATCCTCAAAAGTATCTTTTGCGCTATCTCCGCCTTGAGCAAATTTAGCTGCTAAATCATCAGCATTAAATCCAAGCTGAGTGAATCCATCTTCTGTTGTTTTACTTCCATCAACAGCTCTTATAGAAAATTCTTTAACTGCATCTCCAACTTTGTCTAAATTAAAAGCACCTTCTTGTGATCCTGCTGAGAATACATTAAACATATCTTCAGCATTTAATCCAAGTTTTTTGAATTGCACACTATATTCATTGATAGAATCTAACATTTCTCCACTAAAATCTAATCCGCCTTGTTTCCCTTGTGCAATTAAATTAAATGCTTCATCACCATCTACTCCAAATTGTTTCATTAAAGTTGATGCTGATCTAACAGATTCATTTACCTCATATCCAAAAGTATCTTTTAATGCTATTGCATTTTCAGTTAGTCCTTTTAAATCATCACCAGTATATCCAGTTTGCTCTCCTACTGCTTTTAATGCTTCGCCTATCTCTTCGAAATTCTCTCCAAAATTATCATTGTATATATCTAGCATGACATTTTTCATTCTATCCATGCCAGTTTCAGCAAGTCCACTAGATGTCATAACTCCATTTAGAGATTTTTGAAGCTCATTTCCGAAAGTAACAGTTTCAACTATACCATCTTTCATGCTCTCCCATATATCCATACCAGCACCAAAGCCGATTCCCCTAAGCATAGAGTCTTTAACAATACTAAAAGCTTCACTAACTGTTTTTTTCATTTTAACAGCCTGATCTTCTGTATCCTTCATACCAGACTTAAATCCTTGAGTATTTTTAGCAACATTCTGAATAGTGTCACTAAAATTATCTTTCAAATTTAATATGGTATTAATTACTTTAGATGCCAAATTATCACCTCCACATTAATTTTTGGGTGGTTTAGCATTCGTTAATTCATTTTTATAAATAACATATTCCATTAAAAGCTCTTTTTGAGTTTTAGGTAAACTCCATAAATATTCGAGGGAATGACCACATTCAAAGAAATAACCTAACCAAAATAATGGTCCTATCTCTCCTTTGCCATTCCCCCTTATTAGTTTTTTAATTTTTCTTTAGTCTTTTTACCATCTCCAAAAGTTTCCTTTATCTTTTTAGCTATTCCAGCTAAATTTTCAACTCCAAAAGCCTTTACTGGTGCATCTAAAGGATCTTTTATTCCCCAAGCTTTATGCAATTCTGGATTTTGTAAAAATGGACAAGAAAAATAAATGAATTCTTTAGACGCATTGATCAATAATTTATAATCTGTACCGATTATCTCTTCATTTTTATTCATCTTAATTGCATTTGCCTGAGCATCTAAATACTCTAAAAGATTATCTTCTGTAGGTCTTATAAAGCTTATAGGTCCATATCCTTCTATCTCTATATCCGCTTCTTTCCTTATTCCTTCACTTTTCTCTAATCCCTTTTTAATAAAATCCTCTAATGACATTTTGTTCATAATATTCCTCCAAAATTTTATTTTAAAATTGAAAAGATGCTTAATTATAAGCATCTTAATATTAAATAGTTTCAATAGCATCGAAGTCTCCAAAGTTAAACGGAAACTCTTCTTCAATTATTTTTTTAGATTCAAACCCAGCAAGTAAGAATTCAGTTATTACTACTCCCTCTATACTCGCTTTTTCACTTTTTCCTGTTGCTTTATCAGTTAAACTTGATATTAATTTTATATCTGGCATAACTCCACTTTTATATGCATCAGCACAAATCTTCCATATTGTACTATCAACTTTTTTTACTGTAAGAGTACCTTCTCCTGACCACCCATTATATCTGCTATATGTTGCATTATCTCCACAAAACTCAACCGTTTCAAAATTACCTTTTACTTTAGCTTCAATCTTACTTAAATTAGCTAAAAGCTGTCCATTAAACCACAGATTACCACTGCTGCCTGTCAAAACCTTATTCGCTAATGCTTGATTTCCCATGTTTATTTCCTCCTCTCTAAGCTAAATTAATTGCAAAGTCTAAATCGACCATGCTTTGTAATATTTTCACATTAGCATTAATAAATAAACTTCTCTTAAATGTATTTTTTCTAACTTGGATATCTGTCCAATCTTTAGCCTCGTTTGTGCCTGCTTCTATCCATGCTTCTCTTTGTTTTTCAACATTTATATCACTTTTATTTTCGTATTCTTCATCTAATACGTCTGTTCCATTAGCTGATAATTTTTTAAAATATCCATTAACTGCTGAAATAAATAAAATTTGATTATCATATTTATTCTTATATCCACCACCAAGATAATCCTCTTTAAATGTAGTTGAAATATCATCTTGCATAAGATCCATTGCTTCAACCACTTCTATTTCTTTCATATCTTCTGTAGCTGATTTCCCATTTGTAGTAGTTAAACTGTTAATTCCACGTGCAATTCTAACATCTGCACCATCATTAATTAAAATAAACTTCCCTGCACCTAGAGCCTCATTTCTATCATCAACCTCTGAAACCTTACTAAGATTTGTACATCTAAAGTTATTGCATCCTTGTGTAATATTACATTTTGCTAAAATTCCAATAAGACTTGGACAATATTTTTCTCCTGTTCGTTCACCCCTGCTATCACTAAAAGTTATCTTTGTATTAACAAAATTAACTATATGCTTTTCATCTGGTGAAGTTACATTGTATACTACCGCTTTATAAGTTCTTTTATTAGCAACTTGCGATTTTATCCAACTTGATAAGGTTGTAAAATCTTCTGTTCTACCATCTGCCATTGTTATCCATCCTGTTTTTACATTCTCGATAACAATTTTTAATGCATCAGAAATAGTTGCTGTATTCCCAATTTTCACTACACAAGCCTTATATGGGGCAAATGTAAATATATCTTTTAAATATTGTAAATTATCTTCCGTATATAATTCTTTATCAGTGTCTACCTCAGTTATATCGGAATATTCTTTATAATTAAACATTGCGCTTGTATCATCTTTAACTATTAATATTGCATAACCTCTTTCACTTCTCTCAGGAAGCGAAGCTGCTTTTTGACTGAATGATACATCAATATTTGGCATTGTAACTGTCATATCATCACTCCTATTCTTCTAAATTTAAATTGAAATTTAATTCTTCGATTGGTTCTAAATTTAAATCATCATATATTTCCTCAAGAGAATATAAATCAAAACTGCATTGAAGTACTGTATCAACTACCTCACATTCAACTTCTCCATCTTCAACAAGTGGCATATAGAAAGTATCAGTGACTTTTACATCCTCTAAAAATGTATTTTCCAATATATCTTGCATTTCTATATTGTCATTTCTGTATCTATCCTTATTTTCAGCATAAAAATAAACCCTAACAGTTAGGGTTCTTTCTTTCAAATTACTATTCGACTTTCCAGTTCTAGAATTGTCAAAGATTAGTCTTATAGATGGCCTTGGTATTCCATCTGTAAAATCTATTGCTGTAGGTTTAACTCCTTCAAATTTAGTACCTTTTAGTGCATTAATAATAGTATTATTAATTGCTGTTCTTATTTCATTCAACTTTACCATATACACTTAACCTTTCAACTTATTTACTAATAAAGTCTTTACTATTTCTTCTACAAATTCTTCATTATCTTTAAAATATTGTTCTTCAAATTCTTTCTGAGTATCTTCGAAAATATGTTTTCCATCTACCCAACCAACTTCTTTCCCATCTTTAGTTACTTGCCTATGACCTTTCTCTATTAAATGTGCATGTGGAGCTGTAGAATAAGTTCTTATAGATAGGTTACCATTATAATAATAAACTTTTCCTCGTTTAATAGATTTAAAGTATTTACCTGTTTCCTTCTTTACCTTTTGTCTTGCCTTTTTAGATGTATTTTTTCTTAACTTAGTACCTTCTTTTCTAATAAATTTCTTAGATTCTTTAGGCATTGTATCATTAGCAACCTCTAACATTTGCTTTTGAAATGAATCTAACTCTTTAAAATTAAAGCCATCATCCATCTTCTTGCACCCCCAAGTCCTTTGGGTTTTGTATAACTAACGTACACATAATCTCTATAGCATCTTTATATTTGTAATTTGGCTGAAAGAAATTAATATCATACCTTAATCCTTTATACATAAAATACATATCATTAGATAAATTACGTATAGATTTATCTCTAACAGTAATTTTATGAGTTATTTTTGCATAAATAGTATCACCTTGGCCAGTTGCCAAACTTCCACCTGTAGGAATTATTTCACTCCAAACAGATTTTATCTTATCAAAATGATAATCTTCTTCATGAAATTCATTTTCGAATTTAACTTTTCCATAAACATCTATTCTATTATTTAATCTATCAGCTAGCTTATCCATCTAAGCCCCCTAAGTTTTCTTGAAGTTTTATACTCAAATAAACACTATCATTATTATCATCTCTACTATCATATAAAGTTTTAATAGCCTTTAATAATAACAACTTATGTGATGGGTTTTCATCGCTATATTCTGCAAATCCATCTGTAATATACTTCTTTCCAACTTCAATGAATAGTTTAATTAATTCATCGTCATCATCAAAATCTACTCTTAAAAAACTCTTTATTGTTGATAAATCCATATTACCTCCACCTCCTGAAGGAAGGGCATTAAGCCCTAAAATTAAGCTGCTGGTTCAACTGCTATTTCTCCATATATATAACACTTATCAGAGTTATCACATTGTACTATATCTATGAACTCTATAAGCCTTGCAATAGTAGTATTACTCATAAATCCAGCTTCACTTGAAGTTGCAAATGCTATTTGACCATTTAAATCTACAAAACATACTGCACAACTTAAGTTTCCATAAATAATAGGGGCTTTACCATTTGTTGTTGGTAGCATAGTATTCGAATAAACTGCAATTGGATAACCTTTGAATAAAGATTGTGTTGGATTTGCTGGATTTGGTTGCAATATTGGTCTTCCGAAAGAATCTAAAGCAGCATCAAGAACGTCAAATCCATCTTGATTAGTAACTATAACAGTTCCAAATAATACTCCTGGATCTAAATCTTTATTTATAGATGATTTTAATGCCTTCCAATCAGCAATAGTTTTTACTGTTTTATTAGACTTTAATGCTGCTAATCCCATAATATTTTCTGTTACTACAGCCTTTCTTGCAAATACATCAACTACATAATTAATTAAAGCATTATCTGTTAACGATAATAATGTATTTGATAATTTTATGAATGCCGCCTTTTCTTGTAATGAGAATTTTACATTTTTAAATTTAATTTCTTCTTCATCTTCTCCATCTGTACCATCAGCAAAATCTACTAATCCTGATACAGTCTCAAAGTTTTCAACTGGAAAAGATCCTGTCAATGCTCCAGCAGGCATGTACCCCAATACATCTCTTAAAGACTTATATTGTCTTATCTTCTTTTGAATTAAAGTTCTTATATCTTGTGGTAATATATAACCTTCTCCATTTGTTCCTTCTGGAGCTGTTGTAGTAGGTAATATCAATGCATTTTCAGCTTCAGTTAGCTTTTTACCTGTAACCTTCTTTAACATTGCTCTTATCATATTGGCATTTTCTTTTGTTTTATTTTTAGAATCTTTTGTTGATCCTTCTTCTAGCTCTTTTTCCGCTTCTGCTTGTGCAGCTAATATTGCTTCTTCTTCTTGTTCAAGTTCTTCTTGAACTTCAATAGCTGCCTTTAATGTTCTAACCTCTTCCATCTTATTCTTAGCATCTTCAACTTTGTTATTATCTAATAAAACTTGAGCCTCATTCTTTAATTTTTCTAAGCTATTTTTCATTGCTATACTTTTTTTCATTTAATACACTTCCTTATCTGAAATTTTTAGTACAAAAAAACTACATATCAAGCAACTCAAGCTCAATTTGTAGTTTATTTTTTAACTCACTATCTAGTTTTAGGTGTTCGTCACGATCACCTTTTTGAATTTTATCTTTAAATTCCTCTGGTATATTTCTATAATTTTTAAAATTATTAAAATCCACTTTTGCAACTGCTTTGTTCTCTTCAATTACCTTGACATTAAAATATTTCTCAGCTTCATTTGCTGGTAACCAAGTCTCTTTATCCATTAAATCTTTTATAGTTTCTATATCAATGCCATCTTTTAGCTTGGTTTTATATACATTTTCAATTCCTATTTGAATAGTGTCCAAATCATCAGCCATTTTTCTCATATCTGTTGCATTTCCCCATACCATGTTACTTGGTTTATGAATCATCAGATATGAATTGTTTGGCATTATTATTTCATCAGCTGCCATGCAAATAACACTAGCTATTGATGCTGCCATTCCATCTATATGACATTTTTTCTTTCCAGTTGCTCTATTTAACATATTATATATAGCAAGTCCAGCAAATACAGAACCTCCACCACTATTTATATAAATATTTAAATCTTTTCCTTGTGCTTCATTAAGTGCTTCAACCACATCTTGTGGGCAAGTATCTGTATCACACCACTTTTCCCACTCATCGCCAACTATATCTCCATAAAAATATATATCTGCACTAGTATCTGTTGAATTTTTAACTTTTAGATAACTTAACCTACTCACTATTACCACCACCTTTGTCGTATTGTTTTCCTAAATCTTTTAAGAAAATACTTGCGCCATTACCTACAATTAACTGATCTGTTCCCTCTATATAAGATAAATTTTCTTTTTTTCTTACTTCAGCTATAGTCATATAAGAATTATTTATGCCTGCAACATAAGATGCTGTCCTACTAGCTAAATCGCTTCTTAAAATGCTATCAACATTAAACTGCCAGTAATAACCTTCCTTATCTTGCTCATCCTCAGTAAGTAATTTATAATCCATTTCCTGCTCATAAGTAGTCAAAGTATTTTGCAACGTATCACTATAGAATGCTTTATTCTGCTGCTCTATGTTGTTGTAAGTGCTTTTCTCCATATCATTAAGCTGAAATCCCTTGACTCCAAATGCATTAGCAATATGTCTTGTTGTTAGCCCTTGTAATTGAAAGAACTGACTATTGACTAGTTTAGTTTCTAATTGTTCAACCTTAAAATCGGTTGGAATAGGTACAACCTTACCAGCATTTTTAGCTCCACCCATATCAGCGAATTTCTTTTTGATTTTCTGCTGTTTTGCATCATTCAAATCACCAATATATTGAACAATTATAGGGTCCATTAATCCATTTTTATATCTGTCTTTTAAGATTTTATTGGAATATTGCTCATTTGCTATTACATCAGAAATATATTTTTTAATGCTTGTGCCTTTCAACCCATCCATGCTAAAGTTTTTAAAATGCACTATATTATCACTTGTATATAGTAATTCTCCTTTTTTACTATCTGAATATAAATAATAAACTGCATTTTTCTTATCTAATATTCCTGTATTATCTACTATAATTTGAACTCTTGTACTGTCTAACAAATATAAAGCAGTTATATTCCCCTTAATATCATTCCCCATTACCCAAAATGAATTACCATGCTCTAATCTTTGGAATTCTGTTGCCCATAAAAAATCATGCGCGTTAGTAAATGGATTTGGTCTTTTCTTTAAAAGCTTATATAAGTTGTGGTCAACTGCCTTATTTGCACCTTTTTCAGTTTCTTGCATTAACTTAATTGGTAATTTTGCAATTGCATTGCATCTTATTTGCATACATGCATAATACGATGCACTTGTTAATTTAGAGTTAGAAATTTCTTCTATACTTGTATGAAAAAAGCTTTCTAACTGTTCTAGCGTTGGATTAGTTCCTATTGTTTCAACTTCGGATGTTGATTGATTTTTAAAAGTATTCTTTATTTTACTTATAACTCCCATTTGCTTTATCACCTCCTTACCATTCATCTTTCTCTAGCCACTCATCTGTATCAGTTATGTCTATAAATTCATGATATAGTGCTAATTTAAAGGCACATAATAGAGCATCAACTGGGTCAATTCTTTTTGTTGTAGCATCTTTATCAATTTTTATAAGACCATTATTAGTTTTTATTACTGCATTACTCATTGCGTAATTTAATAATGGATTATTAGTATAGATAACATTCCCACAATAAATCTGCTCTCTAAATCCTTGTGTAGATTCATTCAAAGATTTATGACTTTGGAATACTTCTTCAACTACATACCCCTCATTGCTTAAATCAATCATCATTTTGCTTGCATTTGCTGGATCAAAACATAATGTTTCTATTCTCCAGTTATTTTTCTTACAAGTTTCTAATACATAATCCATAACTTGTTGCTGATCTACTATTTCAGTATTAGTTATAGTTAAATAACCAGACCTTTCCCATGAATCATAAGGAACTTTATCTACTGCCATCCTTTCCCTTAGTTTTGTTCGATTAGGTATAAAAGAATGACTAAAACAAACGTATTTTACTATTTTCTTACCACTAGAATCTAACTCATCACTTAAAATAGGTATAATAAAAGCCACCGAAGTTAAATCTATCTTCGCTGACATATCAAATCCAACATATACTACCCTATTTCTTAGATCATAAGGTATCTCTTTTACTTCGCATTTCTTCCATTTAGCCATATTCATATAGCCATTTTCCTTGGCTTGCACCCATTTATTAAGGCATTTTGTTAGAAATGCAATCATCTTTTCAGGAATTTCTTTGGCGATTTTATACTCTCCACGTATTTTTTTAATACCTGCATCATATGTCATTCTAATTGGATTCGCTTTTTTCCAACTTTCCTCATCCTCAATGTCATCATCTTCATCTATTTCACATATATCAATAAAATATTCTTCATTATCAATATCGACATTCGGATCTAGTATCTTCGAGCAATAAGTATACTCTTGAGTAAAACATGGGTAAGTTAAATCAACTCCAGCAGTAGTAATAATCATTAATAAACTTTCTTTAGTATTACCACCTAACCCTAGGTCATAAAACTCAGTTGTCTTGTGCTGATGATATTCATCTAATACCAGTAAAGCTGGATTGCTCCCATCCCCTTCTTTACCGTCTTGTTTGTTAAGCGGTTTTAAGCTGCTAGTAGTTTTTACATGCTGTATACTGTTCTTTGTTATTTTAAATTTGCCTCTTAGTGGAGACCCCTTTAACATATTCTTGCACTCATTGAATATAACTTCTGATTGTTCTCTTTTTACTCCAGCACAATAACACTCATAAATTTCCTTATTCTTAGTAGCCCTCGTAGACATTTCATAGAGTGTTACTCCAGCTTCCATTTGTGACTTAGCATTTTTTCTAGCCACTTCTATAAAAGATTTTGTAAATCTCCTTAAAAATGTTTCTTTATTCTCCCATCCATAAATCTGACATAAGCAAAACTTTTGCCACGTATTTAAAGTTATAAATTGGCCTGCTAATACACCTTTGCTATGCTTTAAATATCCAAACCATTTAACAATCTTATTAGCTTCTTCTTCATTCCAGTAATACTCAAATGGTGTACTTAATATATTTAATTCAGAATTTTTTATATCATTTAAAAATCTTAGGCATGCCCATTTATGTTTTTGGCCACTTGGGATTACATCATTTAAACAATCATTAGAATATTTAATTAGCTCTTCTTTAATAGTCACTAAATATCACCGAACTCGTCTGTAATATCTTCTTGCTGCTTACTAGTTTTAACTGTAGCAACTTTTAATCTACTATCAATAGTCATCCCACAAAGTGAAGCAAACTTTCTCATTTCTTCTGCATAATTTTTTTGAATTTTTATTAATGGATTTTCAACTGTTATAATACCTGACTTTGTCATTTTCTTTGATATTAGGGGCTTATTCTGCAATTCAGCTGTTGCCTTTAAATACAACGAATATGAATTACAATATCCACCTAAATTATTCAAATCTAGATTTCCAAGTATATCAATTTTATCAATCTCCTTAACAACTCTTCTAAATTCTTTTTTTGCAATATCATCTATAAGCCAAGAAGGTGCTTTTTTCAATTGCTCTTTCCCTAATACCAGCATTTCTTCTTGCTGTTCCTTCTGGACTTTTTCCTCATTAGTTAAATGCTTCTTTTGCATTTCTAATGACTTCCTTCCCCTTGGCATTTTTACACCTTCTTTCATTTGAAATTTACTATTTAAATTTTTTATTGGGATTTTTGAGAAATGAAAGCTGGGGGTGCGGTCTAGAAATTTATCTTAAAAACATTTTCGGCATCCCCCTATGCTATTATTCCTCTATATCAAATTCTTTTTTGAATCTAGCTACTAACTCATTTAATTCATTAATAACCTCATTATATTCACCATTCTCCATCCTATTATGAATAACTCTATGATTACTTTCCGTCAGATATATAAGATTATCTAGAGCAAATCTCTTTTCCCATTCTCTTTTAATAGGTACAATATGATGGACTGTTTGACCATACTCTAATTTATTTGAGACATAATAACTATAAATATCAATATATTCATATAACTCTTTTGCTTTATCTTTGATCTTATTCCACTGATCACTTGAGTAGAATTTCTTTTCTTTGCTATTAATTTTGTCTTTATCATATTCTTTATATCTCTTTTGAGAGCAGTTACATTTAGATCCTGTTTGTATTCTCTTACCACACCTACTGCATCTTTTACATATCATCACTCATTCCATTCTTTCATAAGTTTTTTTCTCTCATCTGCTTCCTCTTTCTTAATCTCCAACAATGCTTTATCTATCTCAGCTCTTGTAGGGTTATCCTTCCATCGCCCTTGCTTTCTATTGATTAGCCAGAACTTAATTGCCTGAACATCTGCTGGTATCTCTTTTGTTACTTCAACTGTACCTAAGTTTTCTTTCTGACATTTGTTGCCTCTATCGTCATAATAAATATCTTTTAATTTAACTGCTACAGTCTCTTTGATTTCATATCCAGTAGCCTTTTTATATAATGCATTTTCAACTTTGAAATCAGCCTGATTTTTGCCCCTTTTTAAACTTTCTAAAATGTCTAAATGATCTCTTTTATAGTTCTCTAAGGTCGCTCTACTTATGCCTAAATTATAAGCGATTTGTGTTTCAGATAATCCCATAGATGCCCATAATTCAACATCTGCCAGTTTTTCTTTAACTTCATTCCATTTGCTTTTTGCCATATGAAAACACCTCCTTTCTATTTAGACAATCGTAATTTTAAATGCCTTGATTTTCGGTGTATTTCCCAACTTTTAAAACCTCACATTTTTTTATATATTTTATGACTTTATGCAAATGTTCCTAAGATATTGAAATGACTAGCTTTATCCCCATTTTAGTATTTGTTAGATAATAGGTAATAACATGGAGGATTACTGATATCTTTTTTAAGGCACATATATTAGTAATAATTTTTTAAAACTATATAAAATAAGTACCAGTTTATTTTTTACGCATTATATATCTTCATCAGCAATTTTAGCTGCATCCTCTTTCATCTTTTCTTTAATGCCTAGGTACCGTTTTGTTTCTTCTATTGATTGATGATTTAATGCAATTCTAACTTTTTCTAAATCTCCACCAGATCTTTCATATATTCTTGTAGCATAAGTTTTTCTAGGACTATGACCACTTATATGTTTTAGTCCAATAACTTTTCCAACCTCAGTAAGTATTAAGCTATATGATTTTTGTTCTATTGGTTCAATGCCACTTTTAGATTTATTTGAAGGAAAAGCATATTCTGCTCTTTTCTTACCTTTGATATAGTCTCTTAAATATTTCTCTAAGTTGCTGCCAATATATACTTTTCGCTTTTCAGGCTTCTTTCGGTTAGGATATCTATTTAAATTAGCGATCCATTGATTGTATTGTTTTGATTCCTGAATTAAAAAATATCCATTTTCTAACGCATCTTTTATTTCTCCTATTGTAAGTTGAACTAGATCTTGCATTCTATAGCCTGTAGCTCTAGCCAATATAAATAATATTAAATTTCTTTCAGAATACCTTTTACTATATTCAATTAACGCTTCCTTAAATCTCTCATACTTATTTTGTGGTATTGGTGCTGCTGTACCTTTTTCCCAATCTCTTACTCGTTCCATCTTATTTCACCTGCTTTATCGCTCCTTTGTGTCTTGTATATGAACTATGAGACATCAGTTCTCTTATATCACGTTCACTTAATTTCTCGCTTTTCTTTTTATTATTCATTTCCATAAGCTTTTTATAATTTACAATATCGGTTTCTCTCAAAACATCTTTTACCCTCATAAACTCCCTCCTAAAATCCAATTAAAAAGAGCTGCTATATTATTTTCTAATATAACAACTCTTTAATTTCTATATCATTTTATTTTCATTAACCAACCTTTTAGGTGTATCCCATGTAACAATTGGAGCGACTTCTCTGTTAATTACCAAATCTCCATCAGGTTTAGTTTTATATATTGATCTATTCTTTTTTATAAATGTACTATCACCCATGTATTTATTAGCTTCATAATTCGTAGCCTTTATACTTTCACGTCTTTGAATAACTGCTATATCATGTTTATGTTTCAAATGACTAAAGTTTCTTTGGATGTACTTTCTAACTGCTTCAACTTTTTTCCCTAACTTCTTAGCGATTTGATTTGCATCATATCCATCTAAATATAATTCTTCTATTTGATTTTTATCAGTTTTTGCCTCCAAAAGTTCCACCACCTTAAAAATGAATATAGTTCACCCAAACCATAAGACTGGACATTCCTTATTTTTATAAAAGTAAAATGAGAAATATGAACTTGTATTTTGTGTTTATTACTTATTTATGTACCTATATTATCATGATTCAGATTACAAATGTGAGAAATTTTCGAGAAATTTTTGCTACAAAAAAAGAACAAACTTAAGACAAAAATGCAACAAAAAAGTGCCAAAAATATGACACTTTTATTCTATAAACCCTTTTGAAATTGTTCTTAACGCTTTGTTTATACTGTAATCTATTTGTCTCTTTGATCTATCTAATTCCCTTGCAACTTTTTTCTTTTCTTTACCCTGTATATAAATAAGACTAATAACTTTATAATCTTTTTCTGGAAGTAGCCTTAATATATTATCTATTTTCTTATTCTCTAGCTCTAATTTTTTTATATCTAATTTTAGTTTTTTGATTCTTTCATCATCTTCTTCTATTCCATTTATAATTAAATTTTCTATCTCAATATTCTTATTATCTATCTTACAAATTCTTTCTCTATATAATTCAAATTGATTTTTTATTTCTCCCATTTATATCACCTATCCTTTATTTATGTTATAATTTAGATAGGTTAGTTAGAGAATATAGTCGATTGCAATTAACGATATTCTCTAGAGCAAGGTGTTCGTAATGAACACCTTTTTATTATTTCTTTTTCTCAGTATATTAGTATTGCGCAGTACTAGACTACCTTTTTAATTTCTTTATCATTACATAATTCTGGTAAATTTGCTCTAACTAACGCTTCTGCAAATGGTGGAGGCACTGCGTTTCCACATCTTGCAACTTGTGCTGTCTTTGGATAAGGCTTACCTGTATAATCATGATCTATAATATAATTATCAGGAAATCCTTGAGCCTTAAATAACTCGTGTGGTTGCAACATTCTCATTCCAATATCGACTATTTGATAATCTTGACCTTTAATAGTTACTAATCCAAATCTGTCTTTAGTTGTGATTGTATGGAGTGGATTATCAATATCCTGACCTATATCAGAACCATAGTATTTAAGTAAAAATGCTGTGACTAAACTTGCTTTATTCACTGTAGTTATTGCCCCTAAAGGTTGTTGTACAGTATGTCCAATTGAACTTTTATATTGCTGTGATACAAATGCGGTTACAAGTGCATGTCTTTCTTTTGTTGTTATAGTTGCTACCGGATTATCTAAATCACTACCAGCTCCTTTATAAAATCCACCATAATACTCGCTTATAAATGCTGTAACTAATCCAAACCTATTTGATGTATCAAGTGTGTGTATAGGATTATCAAGACTCAATCCTCTAACTTCTCCAGGTTGAGTTTCTGAATGATAACTTGTTAAGAATGGAGTAACGAGTAAATGTTCTGCTTTGGTGGTTATTGTTGTAAGTGGTTTATTAAGTTCATATTGAAGTTTATCTCCACCAAATCCAGTTTGACCAATCCTAACTATATAAGGATTAGCACTATCGACAACAAATTTTTGTAATCCTCTAGCAATTCTTTTTAATGTATTTTCTGAAAGGTCTTTTTTTCTATCGAAGATACTAGGGCAAGGAATGCTCCAATCTATTATTTCAGCAGCTGTTTTCCAAGGTTTTAATTTACCTGACTTTACTTCTAAACTTTTAGGATCACCATGAGTTACTTTGGGCCATACTATAGGTTTTCCATCACTTCTGGCAATTAAGAAGAATCTTTTTCTTATAGTTGGTGCTCCATAGTCACATGCTTTTAACTCTCTATGTTCAACTTCATATCCTAATTTCTTAAGGGCATTTGTAAAACTATTAAATGTCTGACCTTTTTTCTTTGGATTCGGATACAATTTACCATCTTTATCTTTCATCAAAGGCCCCCAAGTCTTAAACTCTTCTACATTCTCCAACATAATTACTCTCGGCTTAACTTTAGCTGCCCATTTTACAGCAACCCAAGCTAATCCACGAATATTATTACTTACTGGAGTTTTACCCTTTGCCTTGCTAAAATGTTTGCAATCTGGTGAAAACCAACATAATGCTACTTTTCTACCTCTTACTGCCTTAATGGGATCAACTTCCCATACAGATTCAAGGTAATGCTCTGTTGATGGATGATTTACTTTGTGCATTGCAATAGCTGCTGGATCATGATTGATCGCTATTTCTACACTATGCCCTGTCGCTAATTCAATTCCAGTTGATGCACCCCCTCCACCTGCAAAGTTATCAACTATAATTTCATCTAATAAACTAACTTGATTCATTTCTTCCTCCACGTCTGGAGATATGGCCATACATTTTATCTAGAATTACTCCAATTTAATTTTATTTACTATACACTTTCTATTTGTAATATGTCTGCAACATCTTTTAATGTTATTCCCTTTTCGAATCTATCAATTTGCATAAATTCTTCATATAGATCCTCTGCATATTCTTTTAAAATTTCCTCTTTTATATCTTCTGGAACATCACCACATGATATCTTTTTACCTTCCATTAACCCAAGAACTGTTATCATTGCATTTATAGCTGTTTCAAAGTGTTCTCCAAGTTCTTTTGCATCTTCCTTACCTTTTCCATCTAAATTGACCGCTAGGCATTGATTTTGCAAAACTGGCTTTATTTGTGATAAACCAGCTATTGAATTTTCCAAACTTTCTTTATCTAACTTTAATACTTTATATTTTTCCATCCTGCTTCACCCTTTCTACATTAAAATAATATTTCTATCGTACAGAACACTTGCAACACCTTTAATAACTTCTTCTTCATATGATGATGAGTTTTCCTCGATATTTCTCAATAAAGCTAATAAATTTTCCGTACTTAAGTTTTTTACACGTTCTGCTTTAGAATTTGCCTTTAATCCCACATAGCTTTTTAAAAATATATTTAATTCTGCTGAATATCTCACAAGTTTCACATTCCTTCCTACACAATATCTACACTTTACGCACTATTACAATCAATTTTTATATTTATACCAATTATGATTTTTCTTTAATATCTCTAAATTTTTATTATGAATTAATACGTCTTTTTTAGTGGCTTGTCTTAATTCCTCTATATTTTCCTTAGTGATTGTTAATAGAATATCGTCACAATCTTCACTGACTGCATAACATACGAAATAATCATAATCTTCATAGAATTCGTTTTTACCAAAAGTTTCATGCATTACTTTAAAGAATTTCTCCATTTGATCTAATTGAATAGGTCTTAATACCAAAAATTCATTTGAATTTTCTTGTAGCTCAATAACTGCTATCTCTAATCCAGCTACTAAGTTCCAATCATCTGTAGCATTTTCTTTAACTTTAGCAATTAATTGTTTTATCATGATCTCCCTCCATATATATATTTTTTGCTTATAGCTCTTTATAAAATTTATCACTTACTGATCTTCCAAGAATTAATTCTAATCCTTGCTTGCTTAACCAAAAGTAAATACATTCATCATTATTTGGATGATTAGTGCCTTTTTCAGCTAAGCCTTTTTGAACTAATTCATTCCAATCTTTATCTGTTTCCTGAGTAAAAAAATAATTTCTATATGGTTTATTTTTTCTTCCTATACCAACACAATGTCTCATTATATCTAATTGATATTGAGTTACATATTCTAATAAATTTTTGACTTCCGTATTTTCTCTGTTATATAAAGAGCAATATCCCTTTTGGCACCTATAAAATGCAACAGGTTCTTCATCTTCCTTAACTGGTTGACTTATTCTTTTACACCTTGACGCTGATAACCATTTATCAGCATATTTTTTATAACTTCCACCATCTAACATAGGCAGGCCAGTTTCTCTACATGATGCTGCTGTATAAAATCCATATCCGTTTGCTACTAGTAAATCTTTTATATTATTACTCATAATTGTTACTCCTTCCCCCTATACTGCGGTCACATACCACACATCAAATATCTCTTCCGGCAACACATAAGTACATGACTGCCAATTAGCTATTACTGGATTATAAAACTTTAATTTATTCTGCTTTTCTGATATATCAATTCTGTAGCTTTCGCCACTTTTTTTGCTAGTAATTATCACATTTTTATCATCTATTCCTTTTTCCCATGCTTCTAGGAATTTATATTCAATTGTTTTATCTATCTTAATATCCATACTTACACCTTATTTACTACAAGAGGATTGCTCCCCTTGCATATTTTTTTATTGCAGTAACCTTAACATTAACAATTCGTAACCCCTGCCAACGCTCCTAGTCCTGCAAGTACTTCAATTTACTATTTCTTTTATTTTTTTATAGAAAGATCTTCTTTTATCATCCGAAAAGCCTTTTGTATATTCCTTAAAAATTTCTTCTAAAGTTTTATCAGGCTTTTCAAAATATGCTTTAACAACCTTATCTATAATTTCATTCTTATTCTCCATTCGCTCTACCTCCTTATAACATCTAGAGACCCAAATCTCTGAAATTGCCCTAACCATGCAAGTTTAGTAGTAGTTGTTTGACCATTACGATTCTTAGCTGTAATAACTTCCGCAATATTTTTATCTTCCGTTTCTTTGTTGTAATACTCATCTCTATAGAGAAAATGAATTACGTCTGCATCTTGTTCTATAGATCCTGATTCTCTTAAGTCAGATAAAATCGGTCTATGATCTGCTCTTTGTTCTGGAGCTCTTGATAACTGAGATAAAGCAATCATAGTAATATCTAATTCCTTAGCTAGTGACTTAAGCTCTCTTGAAATATGCGATACCTCTTGCTCTCTACTTGATGTTTTCATTGTTGTTCTTATTAGCTGCAAATAATCTATTATTACAACATCTAAGCCTTTTTGAATTTTTAGCTTCCTGCATTTAGCTTTTATGTCGCTTAAAAGAGTTGTTGTATCATCTAGAACTAATTTCCTTGCCATTAACTCATTAGCCCCAATAGAAATGTCCTCGAACTCCTTGTCATTTAGTTGACCAGTTTTAATCTTCAAATATTCAATTAAACATTTAGCTGATAGTAATCTATCTGTTAACTGATCATTAGACATTTCTAATGAAAATATAGCCACACTTGCATCTTTGGATGCTGCTTGTCCTATATTTAGTGCTAGAGCTGTTTTCCCCATTGATGGCCTTGCTGCTATTATTACAAAATCTTTTTTTATCAAACCGCATGTAATTTTATCTAAATCTGAAAATCCACTTGATAGTCCAATTAAATCTCCACCATTACTGAATCTTTTCTCTAAATTTATGAATGCTTTTTCTACAGCTTTATCGATTGGAACAAAATCATTTGTATTTTGATTACTTGATATTTTATATAAGTCATTTTCGGTTCTATCGATTACGCTTTTAATATCTTCCTCATAAGCACCCTCTAACATAGCTTTGCTCGCTCTAATCAATTTTCGCCTATTTGCTTTTTCTTTAACTATGTTTGCATAACTTGAAACATTAATACTTTCAAAATATGCAGTTGATAATTCAGATACATATGTGACGCCTCCACATGCATCAAGTAAATCTTTCTTTCTTATTTCCTCTAACACTGTAACTAGATCCGCTCCAATTCCTCGATTGAATAAAGATATTACTATTTCATATATTTTCTTATGCTTATCAATATAAAAATCATCTGGTAATAACATCAACTCAACTTCCAGTAATTTATCTGTATTATTCATTATGCATCCAAGAATTGCTTGCTCCGCGTCAATATTATTAGGCATCATCTTATCTAGAATTTCCATATTACAACGCTCCTAACTTTGATTTATCTATTTTAACTGGTTCTTTGGTCTTGGATTGAATTGGAATTACATTTGACTGATTCAGTTCTTTTAATGGGAATATTCCACGCCAACCATTCATTATGCTATTTTCTAAAATAGTAATTTTAGTAGTATCATCTGATGCTATGGAATTAAGTTTATTTAATACTTTCTTTAGTGCTAAAGTTGTTAATGATGCTTTGATAGTTTTTCTATGTTTTATAAATTCATAGATTGTACTTCTTAAATTTTCATTTTTTGTGTACTCATTAACTAAAATATCAAACTCCGTTTTATCTCTTTTTCTTTTTTCTTTTTTATTTATAATACTGTTACTTATAGTACCCACTTTTGGACAGGGTTCATTTTGGACATGTCCATTTTGACTAGGTTCAAAAGATTGGCTTATTTCCTCACTTTCTTGAACGTGGTCATTTTGGACAGGTTCATTTTTACTTGGTTCATTTTGGATACGTCCATTTTGACTAGGTTCAATTGTTTTTTGCTTACTAGGATTAGTCACCAATGTATAAATATTATTAGAATATTTGCTTCCTATTCTCTTTTTTTGGACAGTAATTAACCCCTTATCTATAAGTTCATTTCTACATTTGTACATCTTTTTTTCAGATATACATAATTCGGAGCATATTAAATCAAGAGATGGGAAGGCGTTTCCACCTGCTCCAGCAAAACTACATATGTATGCATATACTAATTTTGCTCCAGTAGATATACTAGAATCTCGCATTACTTGTTTAGGGATAACTCCATATCCATCTTCATATATTCCAGTACAAAAAAGTTCGTCATTCATTCAATATCCCTCCATTTTTAAACCAAAGGTAAGTACATTCGTTTATTTTATATCCATGTTCTAATGCAACTCGTCTATTCTCTTCTATCAGTATTTCTTGAACTTTATCAAATGTTTTAAATTCAATTCTAAATGAATTAATTGGGTCTTCACCAGTTAATTCAACACTTAATGTCCCATTTACTATTCTTACTTTCTGTGTATTTAAAACAGCTTTAGCTGCTGATAATATTATTAATTTTGGTATTGGATCATATTTAATCATGTTTTCAAATTCTTCAAATATAACTTCCTTAGATCTAGATTTTGGGTACATTTCTTCTAAAAATTTCTTATCTTTCTTATTAACAGGCTGCTTAATTCCTTCAACAAGTGTCTCTATCTCTTCCTTCGACTCTTTAGCATTCAAGTCCTTAATTTCTTCATGTATAATCTCTTGTTCATCTTTAGTTAAACTGCTAAGTGTATGAGCTTGAGTGAGCGTTATTTCCTCCTTATCAAGCTTTTCTTTAAGATCTGGTATTAAATCCTTATCTACTTTCTTATAACGTCCAACTTGGACGCCTGAAAGTCCTAAATCTTTTCCTATAAGATCTCTTGTCTTTCCTCGAAGTTTTTCTCCATTATTTCTCTTTTGCTTATAAATAGCTTCAAGCCTCTTTATTCCTTCCATTTTTTCAGTTGGAGTTAATTCCCTCTGCTCTGCATTTGCTTGTATTAGTATAAGCTCTGCATCCAAATCACTTATTTCTTTAACTTGGCAAGGTAATTTTTCATATCCTAAACTTTTTGCTGCTCTATATCTTCTTTCTCCCGAAAGAATTTCATACTTTGTAGGGGAATTAGAAATTTTTCTTACAACCAAATTATGCATAAGTCCATTTTCTTTAATAGATTCTGCAAGCTCTTCTATTTCTCTAATACCATAAAAATTTCTTTGCGATGGAACTAGACTATTTATATCTAGTTCCTGTGTAAATCCTTTATTATCTACTCCATTTATCCTATCTGCTATCCCCTTTAAATAAGACATTGTTGCATTTCCTCCACAAAACTTTTATAGTCCTTAGATGCATTTGCTCTGCTATTAAAATAGACCACTGGAGTAGAATTAAAAGTACTCTTAATTACATCAACATTATCTCTTATAGTTTGTTTAAATAGAATGTTTCCTAATTCATCTTTAAGTTCTTGTTTAATTTCCCTATTGATTGTTGTAGCTCTATCCATTGTTATCAAAATGCCTAACAGTTTTAATTTATCATTAAATTCTTCGTTAATTCCTTGAATGCTGCCCATTAGATACTCAAACCCATCTAGTGCAAATTTATCTATTTTCAAAGGAACAATAACATAATCACTAGCAGCTAATGCATTAATAGACAACATTCCTAAACTAGGAGGACAATCTATTAAGATATAATCAAATGAATCTTCCTTCTTACTGTTAAGCCATTTCTTAAGCCTTGTTTCTCTAGCTTTCTTAGTATCCGCAAGTATTTCACCTTCACTCATAATGAGATTTATGTTAGCTGGAACAATCCAAAGATTTTTATATATAGTTCCTTGTATTGGAACATCTTCACCAGCAAGCAATTCATATGTTCCCTTAGTGCTAGGATTGTACACATTTAAGTACTTTGTAGCATTGCTTTGAGGATCAAGATCTATAATCAAGACCTTTTCCCCTTGTCTTCCCAACTCTGCTGCTACATTTACACATGAAGTTGTTTTAGCAACTCCACCTTTTACATTTAGAAAACTTATAACTTTCATATCTTTACATTCCCTCCATTTTTATATATAATGGAGATACGGAGTAGTGATCCGTATCTCAGACATTTGTTGAACCTTTATGTAAGGTTCTTTTTTTATTAATACCATTGTTTTCCCTCATGTGTTACATGAAGCCAAACTTTGCTCTTACCTTCCAAGAACGCGAATCTTAAATATTCTTTTCTATATTGCTCTGTAGGCTTTAAATGCTTATACTCACTATCTGAATATTTGTGTAACTGCTTTTTACTTCCATCTGCTTTTAATACAATTATTTTAGTATCTACACTAACATAACAATCCTTATAATCTTCATCTGTTTCTGAATCTGGATGTGGTGCTATATAATCTATTTCCTCAACATAATTTATGGCTTTTGGTACTGTAATCATTCTTGCATCTATACCTCTAGCATTAAAATAATTAATGATGAAATCTTTAAAAATTGCTTTATTCTCTTCTGTTAAATCCTCATAACCTTTAACTTGTAAAGCATCAACACCATGACAATTTTTTAAGTCCTCTAAGCAAGTAAGCTTATAATCATTTAATCCATTTTCTTTATATATTTTTTCAATTTCGTTTCTCTTCATTTCTAACACTCCTTACACAATTTGCATTTAGAATAATTACCACAACAAAATTTAATCAAATGAACTTTTCTACTCTTTTTATCCACAATTTTGCTACGCAATTTATGGCTATTGTGGATAAAGTGAGGACATTTAATTTTGCACATTTTTCTCTTTCCTTTCTTTTGCTAATTTTTCCATAATGCATTTTGCTTCAATTTCAACTATTGGTGCGTAAAATTCTTTATCAGTCATGTCTAAAACTTCAATTATTTCTCGACTTAAGCATTTGCCTGTTTTTCTATCATAAGTACTTCTTAAAACTCCTACCATATTTCATCCCCCACATCTATTCAATTTCTAATTTTTCTAGAGCTATTACTAATTCGTTTGTTAATCCAGAAAGTTTTTTTAAATTTCCTACTATATAATCCACCTGTGGCTTTTCGTCTTCTGTTATTTTCCCATCCTCAACAACATCAAGTAAGGTTGTACTCATTTCATTACCTGCACCAAGCAAATTAAAAATACTTATTGAAAGCTTATAAATATTTTCAACATTTTCTTGATTAATTGGTATCGCAATATGCTGTCCTATTGGGCATTCATGGCAACAATAATGATTTAAAAGCTCTGGAGCATTGTATGTATCCGAAATTAAAAGTACTTCCTCTGGATAAGGATTTAGACTTCCAAGTTCTATACGAGCTAATCTGGTTCTATCTATGCCAATTTTCTCAGATGCACCTTCTCTACTATTTAGTGAATCATTGAACTTTGCTGCTTCCATTCGTGCTTTATAGAATATATTATCAACGGCTTTTGTGGCTTTTTTGGACATGTACTTCTCCTTCTTTCAAAGTTATAATTTATTTAGTTGATTTGAAATCACATTTTTAATTAAAGAAAATTTGTACAAACTCTAAATCACCTATATTAAAAATTTTTTTAATTTCCTTTAATTCATCAACATTGAATGGATTAATACCATTTTCTTTTTTTGTATAACTGTTTGTTGCTATTCCCAGTTTATCAGCAACATCTTTCTGAGTTAATTTTTCTTTAATTCTAAGTATTTTTAAGTATTCTGATAACAATTTAAAGTTCACCTCCATGTGATTTAAAATCACTTTATTTATCTTTATTATAGTGACTCAAAATCACAAAGTCAAGGCTTTTTTTAAAAAATAATGATTATAAATCACATTTATTGATTATGAATCACATTAGAGTTAATATTTAGATAAGGAGGATTGATTTATGGTCACATTTGCTGAACGCTTAAGAAACGAAAGACTAAATAAAAATTTAAAACAAAGTGAATTAGCTGACTCTTTATTTCTAGATAGGAGCTCTATCTCAAAATATGAAACTGGTAAACAAATTCCTGAAACTCCTACTTTAGAAAAATTAGCTCATTTTTTTGGAGTTTCTATTGATTACCTTCTTGGAAAAAGTAATATAAGGAATTATGAGTCGACAAGCTTAAATTCTGATATAGAAATAAAGATTCCAGAAGAATACTCCGATAAATACAAGGTTAGTTCGAGAGATAAAAAACAATATATAGAAGAAATGAAAAAAGCTAACGAAGCTTTCTTTATGAATGATGATTTTAATGAGGAAGCAAAAAAAGAAATGCTTGACTTAATGTCAGAGTTATTTTGGGATGCTAAAGTTAAAAATAAAAGAAAAAGTAATAGGTGGCGGGTTAATATGGTTGATTATAGAAAGAAGGTTCAAAGCCTCGTAAAAAAATACAAAACTAGAGACCCATATACTATAGCTACGGGAGAAAGGATCGAAATTAAATATAAATACTTATCCCCTAGCTCTCCTGAAGGTATATTTAAAAAGGTATTGAGGCAAAAATACATTGTTATAAATATGACTAGGATAATTAGTGCATCACATCTTAATATGGTTCTAGCTCACGAATTAGGACATGCAAAAATGCATGCTAGTAATAAAACGTTTTTTTTGCATGATCATACTTTTTATGACAGGGGCCGATTTGAAATAGAAGCGAATAAGTTTGCTGCTGAATTGCTAATAGATGAAAATAAAGTTGATAAACTATATTTACAAAACTTATCAATAGAACAACTAGCTTGTAGCTATGGAGTT